GCGGCAAGACTCAGAGCGATACTTCTGCAGCTCACGGAATCGCTTGCGACCTGGTCAGGAGCGAGCACGCAGCTGATGATCGAAGAGCTGCAAGGGCTGGCGCTGATCCAGTCCGACTTCATGGCGACGACCTTGCAGGGCATGTTGCCGCCAGGCTCGACGAGCATCGTGCGCACAGTCGAGATCAGCCCTGAGTTTGCGCAAGCGGTCGTCAGCTTCGACCCTACGCAAGCGAACGTGGTCAACCTGAGCGATCCGCTGCCTGGTCAGCTCGGGCGTGCTGCTCCACGAGTCGCACTGCCTGAAGGTGTGACCTTGACTCTCCCCAACGGCGAGATCGTCCGCAAGGCATTTCAAAACATGGCGACCAAGCAGGCGGAGGCTTTCGGTCAGGCAGTTCGCGTCGGGCTTATGCAAAGCGAGTCGAGTGAAAAGATCGCTCGCCGGATCAAGGGCAGGCTCAACAGGGAGCAGAGAGGCAGCACTCAGCAGATCATCCAGCAGGGCGGTCAGCTCACGGCGATGCCGAACAACCAGATCAGAGCGATTGTCCGCAGCAGCGTGACGCAGGTCGCAGACGCTGCCATGGAGCAGGTCGCCTTGGCGAACTCAGACATCACCACGAGGTATCGCTACACGGCACTGCTCGACAGCAGGACGTCACCGATCTGCCGTGCTCTCGACGGCAAGGTCTACAAATGGGGCGAAGGTCCGCACCCCCCGGTGCATTTCAACTGCAGGTCGCAGCGCGTTGCCTTGATCAAGGGTTTCGCTCAGCAAGCCTTAGAGGAACAGCAGACATACGGCGAGTGGCTAGTTGCCAACCCAGACCAGAAGGTGAAGGTCTTCGGCAGCAAGACCAAGTATTTCGACCATCTCACCAGGAAGTACGGACCTACCGACGCCGTCCGCAGATTCGTGAAGCAAGACGGCTCTGAAGTGACGCTCGCCGAGCTGAGAGCGAAATACCCGTCGGTAACCTGACGGCAAAGCGGTCAGACCATGCCTGCCAAGCGGAAGGGCTTGTACGCCAACATCCACGCCAAGCGGAAGCGCATCAAAGCAGGCAGCGGCGAGAAAATGCGCAAACCCGGCAGCAAGGGCGCACCGACTGCCAAGAACTTCAAGCAGGCTGAGAAGACTGCGAAAAAGCGCAAGAAGAAATGACTCCTTGCCGGTAGTGATACCGTGTGCCTGAAATTAACCTTACGGGTTATTCATGGCAGAAGAGCAAGATCAGCAGGTTACGCCTGTTGACAACTCGGCAAACGACGAGATCGCAAAGCTGAAAAGCAGCATTGAGAATCTCGAAAAGAAGAACTACGAACTGATCGGCAAGCTCCAGAAGAACGAGCTGATCGGCGAGGTTCCCGACGACTACCAAGAGCTGAAGGAGTTCAAGCGTCGGGCAGAGCAGACCAAGCTCGAAGCCGAAGGCAAGTACACCGAAGCTCGCCAGGCTCTCGAACAGCAGTTCCGTGAGGCGATCGCCAAGAAAGACGAGCGCATCACCGAGCTAGAAACGCGCGTGCGTGAACTGGAGATCATGAGCCCAGCCGTGTCCGCTTTGGCGGATGTGGTGCACGATCCCGACATGATCTTGCGGACTCAGATCCTCAAGGATCAGATCCAACGCGAAGACGACGGAACCGTCGTAGTCGTCAAGGGTTACGAGCGCACTCCGATCAGCGAATGGGCGAAAACCTTGCCCGCTTGGATGCAAAAGCAGCCCAAACCACAAGGCAGCGGTGCCCCGATCGGTCGCAGCTCCGGCGAGATTCCTGCCGGTATGGCTAACCCGTTCGCGCCCGAAAGCTACAACCTGACGGAACAATCGCGCCTATTTAGAACCGACCGCGACTTATACGAGCGGTTGAAGGCTCAAGCTGCCCGTTAATATCGGAGCAAGGCAAAGCTACGCGGAGCCACTTGGGTTACGCCCAACACCGTTAAACACTTTTGGAATTAAACGATGGCGACCCTTCGGTCTGACATCATCGTTCCCGAGGTATTTACGCCGTACGTCATCGAACAGACCACCCAGCGCGATGCCTTCCTGGCAAGCGGTGTTGTGCGTCCGATGGCTGAGCTGAATGCCACCGAGGGCGGTGACTTCATCAACGTGCCTTTCTACAAGGCAAACCTGTCCGGTGACTTTGAAGTTCTGTCTGACAGCACTTCTCTGACTCCTGGCAAGATCACTGCCGACAAGCAAGTTGGCGTGATCCTGCACCGTGGTCGGGCTTTCGAGGCTCGGGATCTCGCCGCGCTTGCAGCTGGCAGTGACCCCATGGCTGCCATCGGCGCCAAGGTTGCCGCCTACGTTGCCAACCAGCGTCAGAAGGACCTGCTCTCCTGCCTCGCAGGCGTGTTCGGTTCGCTGGGCTCCACCAGCAGCTCCGCAGCTTTCTTTGACCTGACCATCGACGGCGAGTCCGGTGACACCCCCACCGTGCTCTCCCCTCGCCACGTCGCAGAAGCCCGCGCCAAGCTGGGCGACCAAGGTGACAAGCTCACCGCAATGGCAATCCACTCGAAGGTCTATTACGACCTCGTCGAGCGCCGCGCCATTGATTACATCTACGACAACACTGGCGCAGCCGATACCGGCGCTTCCCAGGGTTCGACTGCAAATGCCTTCGGCAGCCCTGCAGTTCCGACCTTCATGGGTCTCCGCGTCATTGTCTCGGATGACGTCCAGACCTCCGGCAGCGGTTCCTCCACCGAGTACGCCACTTATTTCTTCACCGAAGGAGCAGTGGCTAGCGGTGAGCAGCTCGCCATGCAGACAGAGACCGATAGGGACATCCTCGCCAAGAGCGATGCCATGTCGATCGACCTGCACTACTGCTACCACCCCGTCGGCGCGAAGTGGGGCGTGACCACCGTCAACCCAACCCGCACTCAGCTGGAAACGGTCGGCAACTGGTCGAAGGTGTACGAGCTTAAGAACCTCGGCATCGTGCGCGCCACCAACACGTCCAACATGGACTGATAGGAGGCATTAACGATGGCATCCCTTTTTGAGATCGGCGCTGGCAAAGCTCTCGGCTACACCTCTGGTGGTGCCGTGACCCAGGCGACCGATAAGTCGACCGGCGTGACTCTGAACCAGGCAGCTGGTCAGATCACCACCTCTGACGCAAGCCTTGCTGGTGCAGCTGAAGTCACCTTCACTGTCACCAACGACAAGGTTGCTGCTACCGATGTTGTGGCGATCTCGCTGCAATCTGGTGCTTCCACCGGCACCTACATCGTGAGCATCAGCGCCGTCGCTGCAGGTTCCTTCGATGTGACCCTGAGCAACGTGGGCTCCACTGCTGGTGAAGCTCTGGTGCTGAACTATGCCGTGATCAAGGCTGCTGCCTCCTGATCATGGGGTTGTTCGCTTTTAGGCGAGCACAGGCACGGGAGGCTGCTGCTACGGCGGCAGCCTCTACTCCTGTGAAGCAAGCCACTAAGCAATCTTCCGAGAAGCCCGATGGCAATCACGATCGACGCAACAGCAGGGGGCGCAAGCGCAAACAGCTACCTGACGCTGAGTGACGCGAACGACATCATCGACGGTCTGGTCCAAGACGATGATGTGACTGCCTGGGCTTCGGCAACTGACGACCAGAAGAACCGCGCGCTCTACACGGCAGCGCAGCGCATTGACCGTGAACGCTTTTTAGGTGCTCGTGCGACTGATACGCAGTCTCTCCAGTGGCCGCGCACCGGAGTCAGAAAGCCCGATACCTACATCAATACTTACGCTGTTGGATTTCCTTTCCGCATTACGACGGATTATTTCACAGACACCGAGATCCCGGATCAGGTCAAGAAAGCGCAGGCGATCCTCGCGGTCTACCTGAACAACAACAAAGACGGTCTCGGTCTGAGCGGTCTGGAGGACTACAAGAGCGTCAAGATCGGCAACCTCGAAGTCACGCCTAACCAGTACGGCGCAACCGGCGCTGATCGGATCCCTCCGATTATCGAGCGTTATTTCACCGGACTTAGAATCAGTGGACCAGGCAACGTCTCGATCAAACGGAGCTGACCATGGGTTACGCCTACCCCGGCGCTGAGTTCGTTGACGACACTGCCGCTCACGCTGGTCGCTTCGGGAAGATCGTTGCCCTTGAGGATTCGGTAATCGCCAGCCTGAGTGCAGACGACTACACCGGCAACACGCTGTCCGCTATCCCGCTGAAGGCGAGCTGCGAGATGTACGGCGTCTTCACCAGCATCACCCTGACTAGCGGCACTGTCGTCGCCTACAAGCTCTGATCATGTCAAAAGGATTTGGCGGTGGCTCTGAGGTCGACTACACGGTCGGAGCCGAAGTGATCACTGACACCGCAGCGCATACCGGGCGTTTCAAACACATCGACTTCTACGAGAACACCACGATCGACACGTTGGTGTCTGAGAACTACACCGGCAACAGCCTGAACGGTGAGTCGATCCCGTCTGGCTTCCACTTGATCGGCGTCTTCACCAGCATCACGCTTCAGAACGGCGCCTGCATCGCCTACAAGATCTAATGGCACTCTCCAGCGGGCTACGCAAGGTTGCGAACAAAGTCGTCAGCAAGCTCGGCGGCGATGTGACTGTGCGGATCCTCACCGCTGGCACCTACAACACCGAAGACGGCACGATCAATCTGAGCAACTCAGACACCGCCATCAAAGGTGTGCTGTATGACGTGAACCTCCGCGAGGTCAACGAACTGGTGCAGGCAGGCGACAAGAAGCTGATCATTGCCGCTTCTGCAGTCACTACCGCGCCGACGACTACCGACCGGATCGTGATCAGCAGCGTTGCTCACGAGATCGTTCGGGTAAGCACGATCGAACAGGACAACACCGCAATTTCTTACGAGCTGCTTTTGAGGGCATAGCGATGCGTGGACGTGAGATCAGGCTGGACCAGCTGGCGGATCTTGTGGAAGACCAGCTGGCGGAGCTAGTCCGCAGCACCACGCTCGAATGGCAGGCAAGGCTGAAAAGGCGCAACCCTCCAATCGGTACACCGTATGACAGCGGTGACCTAAAGAAGTTCTGGCTGGTCGACGTCAGCAAGAAACTCGAAGGGCGCGTCTATAACCCCCTGGAGTACGCCGAAGCGGTCTGCTACGGCACTAACCTTCCGCCGTCTTGGGGTGGCGTGTACCGCTCCAAGTTCACGCCGCCGACCCAGCCCGGCTTCCCTGACCTGATCGGCAAAGAGCTTGAAAGCTACGTTGTGAAGGAATACAGGAACATCCTGGGTAGGGACTGATGGCAGCAGCTGACCTAAACGCAGTCCGGGCAACGATCGAGGATCGTTTGGCGGTCGAGATGTCTAACTCGCCCAAGATCCCCGTCGTGTTTCACAACATGGCGTACGAGCCGACTCCAGGCAAAAGTTTTGTGCAGTGCTTGACCAGCTTTGGCAGCAACGAGTATCTGAGCCACGGCACAACGTCCGACGCCTTTAACCGCATCGTCGGGCTCGTCACGATCAACATCTTCACCGCAGCTGGCATCGGTCCTGGTGCCAACTATGTGATCGGGAAGAGAATCCGGGATCTTTACAATAGGGTCAACGTGTCGGGGGTTTTCTTCGACGCTCCCATCGGTCCAGAGGTTCTTGGCTCGCCAGCTCCCGAGGGCTACTTTCAAACCCAGGTCCGTGTGACCTTTGAATCCATCGAGGAACTCTGACCCATGGCAACTATTCGAGGCGAGTCTGGCTCTGTTCAATTTGAAACCGGCGCAGGCAGCCTTGCTGCTGTTGTCGGTACTCGCAGCTGGAGCCTGACCGTTACCAAAGAGACCCTGGACACCACCGTCCACGGCAACACCTTCCGCCAGTTCGTTGGCAGCATGGTGTCTGGCTCCGGCACCGTCGAGCTGGTCTACGACCCTGATGCGACTGGTCAAGCCAGCTTCATCGAAGACGTCATCAAGACCGGCGACGCCGCTGACGCTTCCTTTGAGCTGTTCACCACCGGCAGCAGCACTGGCACCGACTCGGTTGCTTTTGGCGGCATCATCACCGACATGGAGATCAGCTCCACTGTTGGCGAACTTGTAGTCGTCAGCTGCAACTTCATCACCAGCGGCACCATCACTTCCAACCTTGAGTGATGAGGTGTAACATCAGGGCGATTTAATAAGCCTTGATGCCTGCATCGAAACGCCTTGTAGACGAACTGGTTGAGGCGTTTGACCTCAACCAGCGTCGCAAGTTTGTACTTAAGCACCCCAGCGGCAAAAGCTGGGATCTGTATTTCCCCGCCATCACCAGGGCTGACCGCAAAAAGGTTTCGGCTCTTGCTGGCACTGATGAAGGGCTAGATCTTGCCACGCAGATGCTCTGCCACAAAGCAGAGTGGCAGGACGGCACCAAAGCCTTCGCAGCGGCTGACCGGGAAAAGCTGCAACGGATGCTGCCTGAGTCTGTCCTGAACGAGCTTGAGCTGTTCATGTTCGGGATGGGTGAAGACCTGAGCATCGAGGGAGCAAAAAACGATTAGCGCAGGACAACTGGCTCAACTTTGAGTTTTTTCTGTCCTGCGAGCTAGGGATGACAGTGAGCCGTCTACGGACTGAGCTGACTGATGCAGAGCTGCTCTACTACGCGGCTTATTTTGAGTTGAAAGGGGATAGAGAGAAGAAAGAGATGGAGCGTGCTCAGATGCGTCGGCGGTAGCATTGAGCTATTGATCGGATGCGGTAGTGGCACGCTCGACAGTTGAACTGATTGTCAATGCCACCAAGGCGCTGGGTCCGCTTCGCAAAGTAGATGCGGCAAGCAAAAAGC